CCAGTAGTAATTTCTACAGGGATGTTAGTAGCTTGGCCTAATAGCGGGGCAAGGAAAACAACACCGATACCTGCCATCATTGCAGAAACCACTATAAATCGTCGTATCCATGCAGCGTTTGGGTTTTGGTAGTTTCTAGCGCTATCTACGCCTTCTTGTATGGACTTGTTGTAGCCCATCATCATTTTGTGTTGTTCGGCTTTGTCAGCTTGCGCCTGCGCCCACATCTTCATTACACCGCCTAACGCGGTAGACCCTAACATAGATACGGCTTCTATAGGCAATCCGAACATAATAAGCTCCTACGGTTTTGGGTTAGCGTCTTTAACTGCTTTAATTTTAGCTTTCCAAGCATCTATCCCGTTGTGATAAATTTCATCAAGCTGCTCTCCAATACCACCGTAACCCACCATTCGTTTTTCATTCCACGGCCTTGCGTTATTGACGGCTGCTAATTTACTGGCGCGAATAGTTTCCGCATCTGAATCAGATATTTCAACGCAAGTTGCAGGAATTAAATCAGTGCTTTGACCAACATCAAGCCAGTAAAGCTCATCTGCATTATTTGTGTCTTTGTAATGTGCCATTATGCGTACTCCACCCATCGAGATAGTGTCGGAGTTCCATTCATAGTTATGTTTACTACTTTACCTGCGGGCCAAATTATTGTTGCGCCTATGTGATAGTTAGCGTCACCAGTAGCACCTGCCCCTAAAAAAATTGTGTCGCCATCAAGCGTAACAATCATTATTGCATTAGCATTTGTGTTACTCACTGATACATATATTATTTTGTCAAATGCGGCTGAATTTGTATAATTTGTACCTATAGCCCTAGAGCCTCCATTGCTATGAACAGTACCATCAAGATGATTGAAGATGGTTGCACCTGTGGAGGCAGTTAAAGTTCCTGCCATAGATACATTACCTCCGCTCAACTTTAATGTATTTGTGGCATTGCCTTCATTTATTACAACAGGGAAAGTGCTAGAATCTCTATCGTTTATTACCATAGAGCCTGTAGCTAATCCTGCTGCTCCATCTGACCTTACTTGAAAGCCATAGCCAGCATTGCCATCTTCAAAAATTAATTCGGCATAATTGTTACTTACGGTCGTTGCAATTTTTGCAGTGGTCGCTGCGCCACTAGAAATTTCTACTAAGCTGTCTGGAGCAGATGTGCCTATGCCTACTCTGCCATCACCTCTGACTAAAAATGATTCTACTTTAGAGCCAGTGTGATTATCGGTTACAACAAAACTATTTCTAGTAGTGTTTGAGCCATGTTGTTGATAAATCTCAAACCCATCGGTGTTGTCATCGCTTTGAGCGCTGAAATAATGCCCATTAGTTGAATTTGCTATTTCTGCTTTAACTACGCTTGATTTTGTAGAATTTAAAGCTCCACTTGCGACTGTTCCAGATGTTGAAATAGTTGACGAACCGTTATTTATAGCACCAAAACCAGACGTAATACTTCCAGAATTTAATGCGCCTGTAGTTACTATAGATGAGCTGCCAGCAATGGGACTATAAAGGCTGCCTAGTGCTGTACCATTTAAAGTAATCGCATCAGCCTCTAAAGTGCCATCTATATCAGCGTCGGTTCCGACGAATAATTTTTTAGCGATACCAACCCCACCGTCGATGATAAGAGCGCCTGACGTTGAGCTTGATGAGTCGGTGGTTAGATTTAAGTTTACAACTCCACTCGTATCGAGCGTAGTTACAGTTGCGGCTGCGGCTGTGCCGCTTCCTAAAATACCATCTAGCGTGCCTGTGAATCCTGTAGCTGTAGCTTCTCCAGTTATAGTTATCCCAGTAGCGGCAGTAGCTATCTTAGCTGCATTGTCGTGATAAAGAGTAACTGCGCCATTATGGGTAAAAGCAGCCATTGATTCGGCACTTCCTAGCAGAGAAAAGGTACCGCCAGCAATTGCTAAACTTCCACCAGCGCCAGCCGCTTCAGAAGCTAGTCTTACATCAAAATCATCGCTGGTCGGAGTTTTTAAATCTATAAAAGCTGCGTTGCCGGATGCAGACCCAATTTCTATGGAACCTATAGCGTTACTTGAAGTAATGCTTACTGACCTATTTCCAGAGCCACTTACAGCCACATCAGTTGCATTAACTACACCAGCGGAGCTATAGATAACTGCTTTGCTGTTTACGACAGACCCTGCGCTAGAACCGTCTACCAGATTAAGCTCTGCTGCAGTGCTTGTAACACCATCTAAAATGTTTAACTCAGCTCCAGTTGACGTTACCGCTGTACTACCTAAAGTAAACTGACCATCTGGCACTATTAAGCCAGCCGCGCCATTTAAGATTAAATCATCGACTGAAGTATCCCAAGTGACATTGGCAGACGCCGTATCTCCATAAAGGATAACGTCGTAACCTTGATCATTAGCGCCAACGGTTACAGTCGAATTAAGTTGTGTAGCTCCCGCAACTGTTAGCGCACCGCCAACGCTTGCGGCCCCAACTAAAGTACACAATCCAGCGCTGTCGATAGTCAGTTGTAGTGTCGGGCTATCACCATCACTCCCATCATTCGTATAAATCTGGAGCTTGCCTTTTTGGTCGTCTGACGTGCCATCATGCGAGCCGATGATTTTAACTAGCGTTGATTCTTCCGAGCCTGACTGTAAGCCTTTAAATAGCAAACTACTTTCACGTCCACCATTTGAGTCTTCAGCAGTGCTATTTTCCAGAGTTACCGAAGGGCTAGCGTTGAACACAAATATATTATCGCCAGATGCAGACGTTGCAGACGCACCTACCAATTGAAACTTACTATTGCTTGCATCGTAAGCCACCAGGTACATTCCGCCGCTCTGTATCTGGCCGGCGGCCAATGCGCTCTGCGTATTGTTGACTATTGCCACCGCACCGACTGAATCGACATTTAAAGTGACTGCGGCGGTATTTGTGAAATTAGCCCGAAACAAATAAGCATCGCCCTGGGCATACGCTGTCACTGTTCGAGCTGCCGCTAAAACATAAGCGTTACTTGAGCCAGTCGTTGATTTTGTGCCGTTGATGTCTTCATACCAGCGTTTGACTCTGGCAAACGATTCTCTCCACGAGTTATTGACGCCAGATGGCGCCATGTTCTCAGGCATTCCTGCTGGACTCGTAGCATTATTATCATCAGCAGTGACGCTGTAATTTTTGATTTCTGCCATTGTTACGTACCTAGCTTTCTATAATTACTGATTAAATCCATTATGCTAGAACCTATGCCGATGCCAGCGCCTATGTTAGATGCACTGAACATGCCCTCATTACTGGCGTAGTCCGGCTGAGTGGCCGTTGTTGTGCCGCCGTAATTTCCAGTGATTGCGTTTTGGTAATTGGCGAAATTAACACCTGGTCTATTTTGATCGAACATGTACTGGTTATATTGGTCTTTTAACTCGTTTCCAGCTTGCGTGTCGCGTATTCCACCTGCACCTAGCAGTTGATTGGCGTCATAATAATTCATGCTAGCCATGTTTGGGATTTTTCCTATTGCTGAATCTTGTCGACCGCGCTCAGTGGCATAGTTTTGACCATATATATCAGTGCCTAAACGCCCTAAACTGTCACCGAGTTCGCGTTGTGAGTTAGCCATCATGTTTTGATATAACCCAGAACCATAGCGGCCTTGTGCTTCGGCATTTGCCCCGATTGACGGAGCAACGGCCTCTTGATAATTGCGCGTCACGTTACTAGCCGCTTGGTTGTACATTGCATCCAAATAAGGGTTTGAGTTTAAAAAATCGCCTGATAAGGTTTGTCCGAGTAAGTTCTGACCAACCCCTATATTAGGGCTACCCGCCTTTGCTGTATTTTCGATGCTTTCTAACGCGGATTCGGTTGAGCCGCTAAGATCTGCAACTGTTGGACGTCCAAAACCTTTGGGGCCTCCGGTGTTATAAAGTCTGTATGCTTCTGCAAAACTGCCGTCTAGATACGGTATTTGGCCAGAATAAGGAGATGATTGTGCGCTTGTAGTTATCACGTTTGCCGTTGGCACATTTGTATTATTGACAACAAGGTCTCTTGAAGGCGGCTGATAATTTGCATATTCAAGAGTTGCCGGAGGATTTGAGGCACCACTAAAAGCTGCAGACATTGGATTATTAGTAGTTTGCGTCGGCGCACTTTGCATGTTTGATGGCGTAGGACGTGGAGCCATGTTTGATGATTTTATTCTTGGATCTTGATTGCGCATAAAATCACCGATGCCAACCTGCATGGGAGGATAACCTGAAAAATTAAAGCCTGGTGCATTACTGTTTAGTGTAACCATTATTATTTCCTAGCTAAAAGGATTGTAAAAAGAACCATAATTAATTGGTTGGATTTGCATGGGCGTATAGCCTGTCAAATAGTCTTGTCGAGGCCGTCCTGTTACGGCTGGCGGTTTCGGCATTGTGTAAGGGTTGCCTGATGCGGTTGCCGCTGCATTGCCGCCTAAAGCGTCTGTAATTAGCGAACCAGCGCTTAATGCTAGTTTTGCAGCGTTCAATGGATTGGCTTTAATTTTGTCTAAAATAGATGGATCTGACACCGTGTTTCCAAGTGATGCAAATTGTGGATCAATTGACCCCATGTAATTTGGCAGGGAGCCAAACGGGTTATTCGCCGAAAATTGACCTTTCCCAAACAGTGCATCAATCGTTTGATTGGGCACCGCTTGGTTAGCAAAAGGATTGTTTTGTAAGCCCGTCGGGTTTATTGCATTTTGCAGCGTAACGTCTGCCGTCCCACCAGGAGGAAATAGCGGATCAGTAGCAGACAAGTTTTTAGCTATATCAAAAAAACCTGAGGGTATGTTTGTGGTCGGTACATTCAGCGACTGACTGGGAAAATTCGGGTTGATGGCATTTGATACAGCTTGATTCGACAGCAAGTTATTCCCGACTGGCACGCTGTTAAACGGGTTATTAACTAAGCCTGTAGGATTTATAGCGTTCGACAAAGCATTAGACGCTGTGCCACCTGCCGGAAATAACGGATCTGGCTGCCCCATTTCTGTTAAATCAAAATAATCTGCAGGTATGTTGCTGTCCGGCACTACGCTTGGAATATTAGGCTTATTGCCTAAATAAGTTGTTCCAGCTGTTAAACCCATCGACAACGGATCAAAGTCAGTTCGCACGCCAGTCACCGCCGCGTTACCCGCTGTGATTAACCCTTGTGACAACGCACTACTAGGGTTTAACCCGCCACCACCGACAAATGCCTGACCTGCATTAAGAGCGATTTCGCCAGGGCTTTTACCTTGTTCAGCCCCAATAGCGGCAGCCGTCGCCATGCCAAGTTCAGGCCTTATGATCGTGGCGACAGCAATTAGAGCTGGCGCTATAAATCTGTCCCAGATAGAGCCTGGCTTATTCTGAAACTTATGCCCTGTATAACGACCGCCGTAATCAAAAGCGTCGAATGCCATACCCGCTGGCATAGCGTCCGTGATTTGGCCGGTTTTTAAATAGTTTTCATAAGCAGCCGCAGCTCCTGGCCCATAGCGTTCACGCGACGTTTGTCCTTGCGGCCCGAGAAAGTCTTTCATCCCGTTCCAGATAGACTTATTGCCACCCATTTTAGCTTCGGATTCAGGTTTTGGACTCTCTGACCAAGGCTTTACGCCTTCGGCATATTGTCCATACGTTTCCCATATATCCTGATAGCGGTCTGTGACGTTGTTTAAATCAACGCCGTAGTTTGTAGCGCCTAACCCAACCATGTCATAAGGCAGTTCTTTAGCGTCAAATTGCGACGGTTTAACGTACCATGCTGCGTTTGCTACATAATCCGGCAAATTCCACAATGCTTGATCAGAAAAACCAGCAGACCGAAGTTCATTTTTTTGCGCTTGGACTTCACGAGTATCTGCCACATAATCTTTGTGGGACATTAAATTAGGCACTATAGTTTCTAAGACAGGATCTGTCTGAAACGGATTACCTAAATTAAAAGCCTTGCCTTGAGCTGTGCTATAAGCCTCTAGGTCACTCAGGTCGTACTCGTTTACTTTATTGTAACTATCAAGCCCTTGATTATAAGCGGCCATATAATCAGGGTTGGATGAGAAACTTTCATTAACGGGCATGCCGCGTTGCCCAGCCATACGGCCTAAATCTGTTACGGATAGCATTATCTCAACCCCTTCGCTGCAATGCTGGCACGAACACCAAGCGCGTGATCAAACCCACCGGCAATATCGACTCTAAATCTCATATAACGTGCGCTCTTTCTGAAATTGTGTTGCCCTGTGGCGCTGTTGACGCTCACACCTGACGAATAGGATATGTCTGAGTTTTGGTTCGCCCTGGTCGCTACATAGACGGTATTAACGGCATTTCCGCCCTCAATCAAAGGCAGCACGTTATTGCACGTTAAAATATTGGTGTTTTCGCTCGCCACTTCTTCAGATTCCAAGCGTGCGGTTAAGGCCGTTCCGGTGAAATCTCCGCTTTTATGAGCGTTATTGAAGCCGTATAACCCAGCTGCGCCGCCTTTCCATAAGTCAGAATCTAACGATGCTGGCAGGTTGTCGAGATTGTAAGAGCTACCACCAATGGAATCTAATCCGTCCAGCGTGTAGCCTGGTGATAAACCATCGAATATAATCTCAGTATCAATAACCGCGTAACCCCAACGATCTGATTTCCAATCGTAAATTAACAGCTCATCATTGCCAGATGCACCGTTAGCGTAAGACCAGACGACCTTCGAGTTGGCAGGATCGATCGCCGCTGAGATGGTGTAATAACTTTCTTTATTCACTCGGTCTAAAAACCATCGGTCGACCTTTTGATCCCCGATAGGTGTCGTGCCTTTTCCTATGTCGTATCGCTGAAAGCCGGATTCGGATAAGAAGAACACACTGTTGCCGTAGCGCACAACAGATCCCTCGGAAGGCGTCCCAATGCCAACCGAGGTTTCATTAAACGACCACACTAATGGCGGCCCTTCATAACGCATTTCCCAAATAGAGCGTTCTTGAAATATCACGCCAATATCACCGCCAGTGACGGCCTTAATTTGACCACCATTGCCAATCAAATCCTGGTGGTCGGCTTGCGTGGCCGGGAGAGTCCCCCAGGATGTTTCGTTATTCTGCCCTGACCATTGGACTCTAGTGGGATGCGAGGCAATATCGCCAAGAACGACAAAAGAGCGCACACCTGTAATGAAGCGTGCTTTCGGAGGACTTCCGCCTAAATCAGCAAAAGCTGATGTCCCATCAATCGGCCCAATCTGTATGTTGTCAGCAAAATTAGTCGCAATCACTTGCGTTCCAAACTTTAAGAAATTCCAGTTATCCAGCGCATCGTTTGAATAACCACCTGATTTGGATTTATCTGTCCAGGTACCCGCAGCATATCGATATAACTTAGTCGCATCACCTGCAAACATGCGCACATTAGCGTCGCCATCAATCATCGCAACGGCGCCTCTGGCTTTAGCGCTCAGTGCTGTTGAATCAGTGGCAAGTGAACCCCAGGAGCGAAAACCTGTCCCATGCGGCTGTATGTTCTGCGCTTCAGTCACGCCTGGCAAAGATAAAGCAGCTTGATCAGGCAGCCATTCGCCAAATTTTAATGTGGTCGGTTTGATCATGGTGTGATTGAATCCGTTTTAACGCTGATTGGCCCTTGATTCACGCGGCCTTGGCGATAAGTCTCTGACGCTGACCAGGCGGACACTTTATATTGGTCTAGCCAATCTTTTGCCGTCGCATCGTCCTGGGTAAAGCGGAACGCATGAAACAAACACGCCGCCAGGTAAACATCAGGATAATCAGTCAACACGTAGTTAGTAGTGTTCGATGCAGATAAAGCCGTTACTTTTGGATAATAAGACAGCTCGTAGGCATAGGCCGAATCTGGGGTTACATCAAATTCAATTTTGTCTGAAATAGTATAAAAGTTAGGCAAACCCGCCCCCGAGCGACTATAAACGCTTAACTGTGTCGGATCGACGTAACGCACAATGCCTGTCACTCCACCAGAGGTTAGCGTCAAACGATAGCTGTCTAAATAATCTGCTGGCAGATTCAGTGTGTTTGCTGACGTTGACAGCGTGCCAGATAATCGCGTGATGTTGCCACGAACTCCACCAATCTCCGGCAAGCTCGGCAATGATGGCGCACGTTTTAAATACGTTTCTGCGAGATCGATAAAGTTGTCAATATAACTGGTTAAATCATCTCGCGCAGTCCAATCGGCGATGGCTGTTTTTAATTCACTGTATGTCGAGATTGCCATGCTTTACGCTTCTCCGTAATGTTGTTTAAGACTAGCTCGGCGTGTACTGAATCACCCATCAGTTCTAGCCAGCTACAATTGCCTGTCATCGAATCAAATTCTTTTCGCCAGGCGTCCGCAAAGTCACAATCTTTTGTCTCAGGAAAATGCGGTATACCAGCGGTGTAGTGAATTAACTTAGGCGCATCAATAGGCTTGTCATAACCTACCGTGAAATTCCATTCTGTCGGCAGTTCGCCTACTGAATCAGCCCATTTAAAATCACTCGGATGGTTGTTTTCATCGTTAATAAAGTCAGCGGTCAGTGTTTTGCATTTCTCATTGTTGAACACCATCATCGAGGGCCATTCAAAACGATTCTGGCTTTTAACAACTGAGACCGCATGCTCTGTGTCAATCAATGTCTCTAGCTCGTTAATATCGGTCTGTAACAGCATGTCAGCGTCTAAAAATACGCTTATCCCCTGAAAGCCTGATAGAGCGGGTACCAGGTATCGAGAATAAGTAAAGTCGGTCAAACCGCTTCTGGTAATAGGCAGCGTCGGCAAAACTAAAGGCACGATGGCTAACGGTTTACTGGTTCTGCGCGTGATAGACCATTGCAACACGTTGAAAGCGACGGGCTGTCTAGGATCGATACCGATATAGACTCTCATGCTATTTTTATTTTCCCTGTTTTCATCTCTTTAAATGATCCGACAATGGCATCTCTCACCGCTTCAATAGCTTGTTGCGTTCCCATCTCTGAGCGTCGATAAAATTTAACTGATTCCCACCAGGGACAATCACCGCTGATCCCTTCATGGAAATGCGGCTGATCGTGGACTAATACCATCGCTGGCACGCCTAACCCACCTGCTAGGTGATAGACCGTCGTGGGAACGCTGACGACCAAATCTAGCTGAGAAACTAAAGCGGCCTGGTCTTCATACGCTTGAGACATATTGCCCCAGGGCCAATCTTGTATCGCAATGCCTGTTTCTTTCGTGAACTGCGCTATTTCTTCAGATCTGTCCTTGTATTCAAGAGACACAAATGTCGCATCTAGATCTAAAATAGGCTTTAAATCATGCAGACTAAGATTTCTATTGCGCCAACCGTCTGACTTCATCGCGCCACCCGTCCAGGCGATACCAATGCGCGGCTTGCCATAGTTCAACGATGACAATAGCCCCGACCATTGCAGTTCTTTTTCTCTGCGCGGTTTCAGATAAGCGCCTCGTCGTTTCATTTGCGTGTAAGGCATAAAGCTCGCCATCGAGACTTGATGCGTCGCTTTGACAGGCTTATTGAACGGATCAAATTGCGAGCCATGCACTTCGCTAAACGGAAAACTTAAGCTAAACAATTCGGTTAATTTAGGGTTGCAGATAATTTGTTTGGGCGTGAACGGACAAGCAGACATATAGGCAATCTGATCGCCCAGCCCTTGCTCGCCGTACACTAGAACCGTGGCTTTTTTCTCGCCTTTCCATTCTGGCAATCCGTAGTCTTGCAGCTCTCGCTGGTTTGAATTACCTAGCTGCGAGCGATACAGTTTCCAGCCTGTGTCCCAGTCACGTTCGTGCAATGCAGCAAACGCCAGTGATGTTTTAGGCTGATGATGATCTTCGAGCGCAAGCGATAAATTAGCGTAATATTTGGTTTGCTTAAAATCATAGCCTTGCACATAAGCGCTGGCTAACTGTCGATAAACAATGGCCTTGTTGCTGTCAGGCTCATCGTCCGGCATGAGCTTTAACGCTTGCTGCAAAGTCTCACAGGCTTCTTTAGCGTCCTGCAATACAGCTTGTACCGATCCAAGTAATAGCAGATTACGCCAGGTCTTATTCTCAGACACAGCGGCGACCGCTATTGGGTAGGCATATGGCGCTTTACCAGCATCGATGAAAAACCGTGCCAGCGTTGTCCAGGCTTCATGGTTCGCTGGATCTTGCGACAACACTTTTAATAAGCCTTGTCCTGCAAACTCCAGATCGCCATATTCAATCGCGGTATCGCAATCTTGTAATAGCTCAGACACGCCCCGTCCCTGTGCGTAAATAGGCCCAGTCGCGGTTATTCAACAGCTTCTTAATGGCTGGCAAATGGTCTCTGTTGTAGATGTCGACGCCTAGCTCTTTTTTCCATTTAAGGATCACCGAGTTTGGCACCGAGGCTGCATGCCACCAGTTGTTTTTAATGCCACGTTGTGAGACTTCATTAAGCCCCATCGCACCGCCTTGGCCTTGATTTCTAGCCGCTTTGTTGGCGTTTAAAATAGGCTCAACGTCCTGCACATCAGCAATCGTTGTGATCTTACTATTGTGATCGTATTCATGCCAGGACTGCGTGCCGGTTTCTGGATCGTAATCTAATAGACGCTTCATTTAGGCGTGCCGTTTGGAGCCGCTGTTAAACGTCGAGTTCTTTGCCATTTGATTCATGCCGCCTTTGATGAAATTGCCTGTCTTTTTCATAGCCTGGCTATTGGTTTTTTTAAAATTTTTCAGTGAATCTTTTTTGGATGCTGATTTCATATATCACCTCTTGTTAAAAGTAAGGGCGACCGAAGTCGCCCTTTTTGGGAGAAGCGAGTTGCCTCGCTGTAGTAGTTGTTATCACGTGGTGGTGTACACCTTGCCGGACGCACTCTCGTTCAGCGATGACAAAGTATATTCCGCCAATATCATGGAGCGATCCGAGTCACCAGTTTTACTCAGTGATTCAGTCTGGATCGGACGCAGAGAATTGACTTCCCAATACTCCATATCTAGCGCATAAACATTCGCCGCTGCCATGAAGCGATTAGCTACAATTTGGCATTGACCAAAGTCACTGATATAAATATCAGCCGCACCGATGATAGAGCCTGGTGACACAGGGCCTGATGGTTGCGCGTCTCGGAACTGAGTCCCGATACCTGCAAACGCTGAAGCCAGCTGCTTGTTTGCGCTTCCGCACATCACAACACCAGGGTTACCGCCAGAGTTCCACACGGAGGCAAGACAGGCTTTCAACTGAACTTCAGTGAAGGCGGCCGCAGTGCCTGGAGTCGGGGCAGTAGCAGGAGCGCCAGCCGTAGTGGGAGGTGTAGTGGTATCTGCACCTGATTTAGCCTGGTTAGTTGATAGCCATGCACCAATACCTGCGAGAGTTCTCGCTGTACCTGCGCCGCCAGCAGTCCCGATCTGGATGCCAGTTAAAGCAATTTCCATATCACGCTTAAGCTCTCTGCCGGATTTTGAGATCTGATAACTCATCTCATCAGCTCGGCCAGCCGTTACAACAGACTGTAATGTCCCTGTCACGCGAGGCACTTTAGTACTGATCTGAGTGTAGTTACCCAAACGATTAGTCACCACCGCAGTGTTGGTGGTAGCGTCGTCGCCTTCTATGTGCGCATTAATCGCAGCCGCTGTGAGAGAATCAGTCTGCCATTCATGATAGACAGCCTTTGCAGAGCCGCGTTTCGCATTACTCAGAAACGGCGTATCCATAGGACTGATGTCATAAATGATGTCGGAAAGGTCTTCTCGCTGACCAATTGCAGCGAACGCACTAAGCGTTCCTCCTGGAATAGCCATAATTTATCTCCTGTTAGTGAGTCTGTGTTGGATCAGCGCCGTAGCGTCATCAACGGAGCCTGATTTTTTCAAGCTCTTTCTTAACGCGCTTTCAGCACCGGCTTGTGCTTGTACTTTTGAACGCTTGGCTCCAGGCGTTAAAACCTTACTGCCAAGTTTAAGCACTTTCTTTTTCGCGGCATTCCCACTTTTAGACATCGCGTCGAACATCATGGCCTTGCGTGCTAACACAATGTTCCGATGGTCATATACGTTATCGACTTCTGTTTGGGAATAGCCTGTGTCGAGGAGATAATCGCGTAGTTTCGCCGTCTCAGCGTCTCTTTTGCTATCGTCTGCCCAGTCTGGAACGGCAGCAACCATTAAGCGATGCTCTCGCTCAGTCACTTCTGCCATTTGCTCCTGATTCTGTTTGCTGGTCGCGGCTTTTTGTTGATCGTAAGCGCCCGCAGCTTGTTGGCGCATGTTCTGGAGTTGACCATTGCGCTCTTGAAATTCTTGTCGTTTCGCTGTCCATTCCGTCGGGTTGTTGACCCTCAATGAATCCCAGTTGATCGATTGAAACTCTCGTTGCAACGTCGATTCGACCTGGCTAAGAAAAGCAGCACCTTCTTGTGCTTGGCGCTCCATTGCCTCAGACACTTGCATTTGCTGTGCTTGTAACTCAGTTTTCAATTCGGACGCTTCTTGTGCCAGGCGCTCTGCACGCTGGTTATTTTGAAACGTGTCTTTCCATTCGCCTAGGCTGACTTCCCGACGTTCACCGCTCGGATCGGTGATGGGGATCTGCAACTGATACAAATCAGCTTGCTCTACCCCTAAATGATCGGCCAACTCATGCAGCGACGTCAGCTGAACCGCTTCTTCTTCGCTCTCTGGCGTGACAGCATCTGGCGTTTCATCCGGCGTGTCATCTGTTGCTATAGCTTCTGGCTCAACTTGCTCTGGCTCAACTTGCTCCGGCGCCTCTGGCGCTTCGCTGACTATCCTCTCTGGTGGCGGCTCAACTGCGGCCAACGGTGGCGGCTCCGCAGCTTCTGGGGCCATTGATGCGCTTATTCTTTCTTCTATGGACGGTTGAGTCTCAGCCATTGTGTTCTCCTGCCTCTCAGCGGTTATTGTCTAATTGAATTTGTGCCAGCTTGCCTGTTTGCATTACGCCATCGATGTGATCAAACACGGAACGCGCCGCGACCAACATGTGATAAATGCGCTCTCTATCGTCCGCCTGGGCAACTGATGTGCCTTGCCAGGCTTCAGTCAGATTATTTAAGACGATAGATTTCGCCTCTAAATACAACGTGTTCTCAAGTAAATGTTTTGCCTGGTGCGCACGCTCGCGCTCGGCTATGAGTGTGTGTTCATCCAATTTGCATCACCTGTCCTGATTCGTCTCGTATGATCTGCTGGTCACCTATTTGCACAACCAGCCCTTGCTCATCTCGTATGATCGTTTTAGGCGATGACGCGCTTTGTGACATGGCGTCAATGCGCTCGACCATCTCTTGATTTTGCGCCATGAGACTACCAATCAAATCACGCATCTCAGACAAATCGACGGGCGATTCGGCTGTGGCCTCCGAGGTTACTAGCTTGGTGATATTGTCTAGCTGCGCTTTGTATTGAGCCACTTCGCTGCTGCGCTCAGATTGCACCGCGTCTAGCTCTAAGTTCAAACGCGCCAAGGCTTGCTCGGTGTCTTGTTTTTCCATCTGTAGCTCAAGACTTGCGATCTTAGCGTCCGAATCGTTGGAGTTCTTAAACTGTGTGAGTTGCGCTTTCATGCGCTCGATGTCGGCTTTTAATTGCGTCTCTTGCATGCTTAATTCTTGCTGCCGCATTTTGATCTGTTGATCCATCTGCATCTGTTGCACTTTCACCTGGTTGGCATCTAATTTAGATTGCGCCTCCATCATCAGCGCTTGAGCATGCGTTTTCGCTAATTCAGCCTGAACGTCAGGTTGTGGCGGTGCAGGGGGTATTGTTCTCGGATCGGTAAAATACGATGAAGCCTCTAAACCAAGCGCATCGGTCATATCTGCCAGGCTTTGATACATTTGATGCGGTTGAACTATCGTGCCTAAACCGCCAGCTTGTACTTGCTCCATTTGTTTCGCCATGATGGTATCGAGCGCCACCATGCGTCGTTCGCGTGATACCGTACCGACGCCAACAGTAATGGTCGTGTTGACTCTTTCACGCCATTCAGCTGGGTTAAACGCGCCAAACTCACCGGAAACATTGACCACCATTTCTCTGTCCTGGTGCGTCATGAGTAACTTGTGGATAAGTTTAAATACTGTCCTGAAACCCACTTCAGCGATGATGCGAGCGATAAGCTCTATCTTCATACGGGCTGCGTCATACGCTAGGGCCGCAACGCCAGTGT